TTTTAATAAAACAAACCTAAGGAAACCCTAATGAAAAAGTCACTGCTAATTCTAACCGCGCTTTTGTCTATCTCATCTTCAGCTTTTGCTGAGAATTTCCCGCCAACCTATAAGAAAGCGTTGAGTGGGCTAGATATTCTTGAGGCAGAACTGCAAGGAAGTTTTTTATCAGTGACATTTAACCGCGACGAAATCGGCAAACAGATGCTAGAAAGTGTTGTGCATGGTATTTGTTATGAAACCTATTTAGATAAAAAGTTTGCTAAAAAATTAGACCTAAAGCGTGTCATGATTATGAATAAGCATTATACGCAGAGCTTTAATTTTGAAACAGATGTGAATCAATACTGCAAAAATATTGGCAAACTTAATAGCGAAGAAGCGAAAAAACAATATCCATTTGATAGCTATGTTTCGGAGCGTTAGAGATGACTTCTTGCGCTGAAGCTAAATATCACTTGAACGAATGCGGCGAAAGCCGTTTAGATCTGGATGGGGATTGTGTGCCTTGTCAGAATGTCTGCCGATGAAGTGGCGTAAGTGGTGATTTAATGATTACAGTTCAGGCTCCAGAAGAGATTTGCTTTTATTATCCAGACAAGGCTTCAGAAAGCATTATTTTCATTATGAAAATTTACGAAGCGGTTGCACGACGCAATTTTCCTGTTGTGTTGGATTTTTCTAAAACAAAAGAAATTACGGCAGCTGCATCAGTGTCGCTTTTTGCTCACATTAATCGAATGCAGCTTTTGCACCAAAAGTCTAATTTATTTGGTTTTAATTGTGCCAAAAGCCCTATTTTTGAGACATTCTTTAAGCCCTATTATTTAGCCGTACTTAATGCTAGTACAGAAAAGAAATTAGAAAAATTAGAACGCGAAGGGCATATTTATCAATCTGGCACTGAGCCACATTTAAAATTAGCAAGTTTGAAGGAATATTTCGCTTCGTTACGAATACAATATTCAAAAAATCACAAAGTGAAAGAAATGCTCGGATTATTAGAAACGGCATTATATGAAGCATTGTTAAATGTTAATCATCATGCTTATTTAGGAATTAATACGGCTCAACCAGCAAGATGGTGGCAAAGATTATATATCGATGTAAAAAGCAACCGGTGCTCTTTTATTGTATGCGATTTGGGAATTGGTCTTGTGGAATCTTACTTGAAAGACGATAGATTTAAAAAAGTATCGATTTTTCACTCGAGAACAGATATATTGAGAGATATCCTTAAGCCAGGTGTTTCACGCTGGAACATGATTGAAAGGGGGAATGGGTTTTCAGAAATATTAAAACCGACCCAACAATTAAGTAATGTTGGCATGTGGATTTTTTCAAATGATTTACATTTTGAATATTTTCCTAAGTTTGATATTGACCTTTGTGAGAAAATGTCATTTACCATACCAGGAACATTAATAGAATGGGTTGTTGATTTAAAGGAAGAATAGATGATGAAAGAAAAAGAAATTAGCGTATATAAAGATTTTTCTCCGTTGGCATTTGGTCGAGATGAAAATGATGGTCCTAATAGTGGCAAAAGATTTAGAGATGAATTTCTCATTCCTATCTGGAATGAATATGACAAAATCAAGATTGATTTTAGTGAGTTTGAGGCAAGCCCTGGCTCTTCATTTTTAAGTTCGGCATTTTTGGAATTAATTTCTAAATGTGGTTTCTCCTATAAAGAAGTGAAACAAAAGCTAGACATTTACCCCAAAGATAGTGTTTATCCATCAAGTGTTGAATATCTTCTTGATAGAGCAAAAGTATGAGTGATGATTTTATTTCGAATGTTATAGCATTTTTTGCTTTATTATTCTCTATTTATAGTTTGTGGCAAACCAAGAAAAGCGAAAAATTAGCTAATCAAAGGGAAGAAAATCGAGATAGAACTCACAACGTTTTTGAATTAGAACAAAAATTAGATTTTATTCTTGCCAATAAGGACGATGAAATTATAAGGTATAAAGTTGAAACTTACCAAAAAGATTTATCTACGTTCTGTAAACAATATAAATTGGATGCTAGCGCTATTTTTCGTGTTTATACTCGAATTTATGTGCCATTAACAAATGATGGTGAAGATGTTCCACTAGATTTAAAAGAATTATTTCACTCTGCTAGTGAACTTATCAACTTATTAAAATAGCGGTCATTCGACCGCTTTATTTTTTCACCTTTTTCACGTCCACTTCTTCATCTTCCACTTTCAATTCGCATTCAATCTGACTGGTAAAGCCGCCATCTGAAAGATTGTGCGTCACTCTTGTAATTAGCCAATTTGTGGCATCAATTTCTGCTTTAAAGCCTGACAGCTCAATCGGCGTTTCTGGCATTAAATCAGGTTCACCAAAGGCGAGATTAAGGCTAAAAGTTGCCACGCCACGTTTTAACTTATCAAAAGCAGACTTGGCGGCGGTAATGGCTGTTTTTTCGCTTGCGTAGGTGTGTCTCAGTGATTTTATTTGAGAACTGTCACTTGTAATGGGTTCTTGTTGCTCAATTTCGTTGTATTTGCGTTTGCTTAATCGTCTGCCTTTCACGGTGCCGTTTTTTAGCGTTCTGCCTTTCGTCATACGCTGTTTTTTCACAATCTTGGTGTTTTCATCCACCGTGATTTCGCCACGCTTTCCGCTGTCCGTATCGTGCCAATACGCCCGCACGGCTTTGTAGTTTTCACTTTCGGCAATGGAAAAATTGTAGTTGTCGCCATTTTTGCGGGTGATTTTACGCAGTGGAATATCTTTCCCTGTGGCGGTTTTTCCTTTGCCTAATGGCATAAATAGCAACGTGCCATTTTTCACCGTACACATTGCCCCGTGTTCTTCTGCAAGGCGGGTCAGCAAATTAATGTCGCTTTCGTTGGTTTGGTCGATGTGGTCGATTAATCGGCTTGCAAGCTCTTTCTCCACTTGGCTTTTGAGTTTGTTCCCTTGTGCAATTTCGTTGACGATTTCGCCCAATTTCTTCTTATGAAATGACCGCTCTTTTTGTTCGGTGAACGAGCCTTTTAAATCTGCCGCTCTTGCCCGAATAGTGAGCTTATCAGCAGACGATGCACCGCCTGCAAACTGCACTTCATCGACAGAATATTGCCCCTTGTCAATCAGCGGTGCGCCTTTCCAACCTAGTGCAAGGCTGATTGTGGCATTGCGTGGCGGCAAAGCCAGTTTGCCGTCATGGTCGGACAATTCTAAGTCTAGCGTGTCCGCTTCTAAGCCGAGATTATCGGTTAAAGACAAATTAATCAATCGGCTTGATACCACTTGTGTGATGTCTTGCTGTTTGTTGTCTTTCGTGGTGATCACCACTTTAAAATCGGGGGTGCGGTGATTGTTGTTAAAATCTAAGCCTAACATTACAGATTACTCATTAAACTGTCTGCAATGGCAATCAACATCGGATCGTCAGTGCGTTTTAAATTCATGGTGAAGTCAATGGCACGTGGTGCGCCATCGCCGAAGAATTCTGTGCGGGTTTCTTGGATGTTTTCAATCACAAAAAAGCCAATAATCTCAAAGGTTGCACCGTCAATCAGTGGAAAGGCACCGCCACTGTCTGCCATTAATTCCAACGCTTTAATGGAAAATCTGCCGCCCGTGATTTCTGGGATAAGTCGCCCGCCGATTGTCACGGTTTCGCTTTCCTTACCGGTGAATTGTGATTTTGGCATCGCACCCACAATCGCATTGGTTGGATGTCGCCACGTCGATGTGCGGTCTAAGCTTTGGAAAGGCACTGTTTGCCGTGTAAAAACAAACATCCCAAGTGCGGCTAAAGCAAAGTTTTGAAACATTATTTATCATCCTCAACTTTGACGGTCATTAACATCAATAAAAAATCAATAAAAATAACCCATCCCCACCCGTCAATGTTGTGATACATCAAAAACGTGGCGTACCCTGTGACGGCAATAATTGATAAAAAATAGAAAAAGAAGATTAGAATTGATTTCATGTTTTATCCTAAAGAAAAGTGCGGTCAAAAAATCCCGTGATTCCTGACCGCACTTTGTGAATTAGCGAAAGAGAAATGCAATACCGAAAATCACAATCAACCAAAATGAGATGGAAAGGATAAAGATTCCACGCCATACAATATGCCGTGGCATATTTAATACATAATCAATCAGCTTCTGTTTCATTTCGTTCCCTTGCTTTTTCTCGCCATGTCATTAATTCAGCAAATGTCATTTGCTCAAAGGCTTGTGGTTGCCAATGGAAAATTAATGCAATGTCCGCCATGGCATCTTCTACCGTGGCGGCAATCATTATTCGGTCGTTTCCGCTTCCGAATTCTTCCCTAAAAAACCGACAGCCACCGCCGCAAGCTCGGTGAAGTCTGCCACTTCCATTGTGGAAAAGTCAGATTTGTGCAACACAGGATTTGTCACGCGTGTTAATAACACTTGTAATGCGTCCACGTCCATTTGTAACACGTCAAACATTTTCAAGCCTTTTAATGCCGGCACGGTTGGTTTGTTGACGGTGATTTCGGTGATTTTGTTTTCGCCACGCACAAGTGGATTGGTTAATGTGATCACTTTGCTGTTTTCGTTTTTCATTTTTTATACCTTTAAAAATGCCACGCTTAAGCGTGGGGGAGTGATTTAATAAAAGCCCCTTGCGGGGCTAGGTGGTGATTAGATGCCAATCGCTGAACGGTGTTCTGCCAAGCGGTCAGTGCCGCCGACAATAAAGATTGAGTTGAGCAAATCAATCTCGACCAAATCTTTGCCGTTTTCGATGATTTTGTAATAGGTTAATGGCACGGTGTAGCTTTGTTCGGTGTCATCGCCTGATTTGCTTGTGCCGTTGTCAATTTCGCTGAAACGACCACGCATAATCAATTCAATGGCGGTGACTTCTTCGGTGTCGTCTTGTTGGTATGCACCCGCAAAGCGTAATGCCGAACCGTCAATTTTGCCGCCAAATTCTTTGATGAGTTCGGTCATGTAGCCGCCCATTTTGAATTGTGCTTCCAAGCCTTCCACGCCTAAATTCACTTTCACTGGACCAATCATGCCGCCTGCACGGTATTCTTCCAGTTTCATTGCCAATTTAGGTTGGGTTATTTCGGTGACTTGGCCACGGTAAGAATTACCGTCCGCCAAGAAGTTCATGAGTTTTAATTTACGTGGTAAAGCCATTTGTTATGCTCCTACTTTGGCAATCTCTGCGGCGAATTCCACAAGGTATTCATCGCTGATGTATTGGTTAAAGCCTAATTGTTCTAATGGCGGAACAGGGCAGTAATCATAAGACACAAGCAATTTTGCATCTTTTAAGGTTGCGGCAGTATTCAGTGATGAATTGATAAATGCTTTACCGCCGATTAAGTAACCTTTCGCCACATATTCACGCCATTTCGCATTGATCGCTTCCACGATTTCTTTCACCAACATCACACTGATGTTTTTATCCACTGCCCAATCAAAGGATTGTGCGATGGTGTCTTTCAACACTTGTGCGGTGCGGGTGTAGTTTTCGTAGATGAATAACTTGTCGGCGGAACAGGTGCGTAAGCCCCATAATTTGAAGCCATTGTGATTGACGCAACAAGTGATGCCTTGTTCGTTCAGATAGTTGACATCGGTCGCACTATCGTTGATGTCAAATGAAAGCGGTTTCGTGACGCCAGTGACGCCAGTTAAACCTTTATTAGAAATTAAGGTGTGCCAGCCGTATTCTTTATCTTGATACGCACGCATTGCCGCCGCACGAACAACAGCATAATCCACTTCGGTTGCTTTGGTGTTCGGGTTGAATGACAAGAAGTCACCGAAAATCAGCATTAATTCACGCTGTGAGAAATTACGGCGATAAGTGACTGCTTCTTCTTTAGTTTTTGCTGAACCGCACGATGCATACACAAAGCCATTCAATTTTTTCGCCACGCTTAAAAGCTCGGTGGTGACATCTTGGCTGTCATACTTCGGCACGCAGAAAATACATGGTTTCACGCCACAAACGGCAGCAGAGACTAAAAACGCTTTTAAGCCAGTGTAATTGCCGTCGCTGTCCACCGTGCCGATGACGTTTGCTTTCATTGTGCTTTCGTCATCGCTTTCTTCCACACGAATGACCACAACTTTACAATTTACAATATCCGCAATGCCATCCAATGCACGGGATAATGTGCCTTTTTTACCGGCTTTCGCTTGGATTTCGGCGGTGATACCTGTTAAAAGAGTGGGTTTATTGAGTGGAAAAACAGTTGCGTCTGCATCTGCTGCCGTTGCCACTAAACCGATCACGGCAGTGGATGATGTGGTGAGTGTTCGCAAGGCTTCGG